CAGTTTCTTTACAGATTTTCGAGTCTGTAACTCGCGAGAGATGGTGTATGTCAGTAATTCGAGCAATCGTGTGGCATGCTTTCATAAATCAACCGTTGCCGGTCAATTTCGTGAATTTATAGGGATGTTAACAGAGTTATATGGTGTAACTCTGCCTTATCCAATTCATCTAACTGATTCTAGTCAACTTAGCAAGTTCTGCCAAGGACTTGTTGAGGGTGACGGTACGCACCTTTGGAAGACAGTGACTAATAGTCTTTCTGCCCGATCCCGTAAGGGGTTGGCGCATTCACTCTTTTTGTTCCGGAAGGTTATTCCAAAAACGAAGCCTGACGTGCATGCGTATTGTGTTAGGATGTCGGAAGCTCAGCCGGCACCTGATCCTGCATTTCTTACTTTTGCGAGAAATGAGACTCGGAGGTTATTTCGAGTCGGTTGGGATCGATCCTATAGCAATATTGTATGCACAAGCGTGCTTTCCTCGTCGGCTTGTTATGAGTCGGGGAGAAAGACCGGAGGAGGTAGGGGACTAGATGTGCAAAGTCGTTGGTTAAGATCTGAGTTCTGTTCTTATGCCTTGACTAGTGCATCTTGTTTGCCTCGTCGTGCTTCGAGAGTCTGTGCTGTGGAAACGGGAGGAAAGTGGCGAGTGGTGTCTGCGGCTCCCCGCGTAGACAGAGCGCTCGTTGCTTTTCATAAAGCAGCATATTCTCACATTTCCCGATTCAAGTGGTTGTTGCGGGGCGATGCGAAAGCGAGTAAGTTTAAAGATTTCTATAAAGTTAACGGTGAAATCTTTTGCAGTGGCGATTACGAATCCGCCACGGACAATTTAAATCTCGGCCTTCAGCGCGCAATACTTGATGAACTGCTCGAGCGTTCCTCGACCATCCCGGAGGGGATAAAGGAACATGCTCGTCTCTTGTACTCTGAGTCCCTGTTGGAGTGCGAGGGTACTACCTACGTTCGTCGTAGGGGGCAGTTGATGGGAGATCTAACCTCTTTTCCCTTGTTAAGCCTGGTAAACTACATCACGTTTCGGTATTCTACTCGTCATAGTGATCCTCTTAGGAAGATCCCTGTGAAGATAAATGGCGACGATATCGTTTTTCGTGCGGCGCCCGACGTTGTAAGGCGTTGGGAGCGTGATGTAGCTAAGGGAGGTCTCGTCTTGTCTATTGGTAAAACAATGATGGATCCTAGATTCTTCACTCTAAATTCTTGTCTTTTCGAAGGCAGAGTAGACAAAGCCCGTAGTGTCGGGTTTGTTCGTGCTAAGGCAGTGTGGCCGGTTAGTACGACAGCCGAGAAAGTTCTGAGCTTGAATTCAAGATTTTATTCATGTTCAGTCGCGATGGGACGTGAGAGGAGCAGAGTAGTTCGCTGCTTCTTCGTCCGACAGAATGAGAAAGCTGTCCACGCATCGCGGAGATCCTTAACAAGGGGTTTGGGGTTGGATATGGATCAGGGTATGGTTAGAGACGTAGGTCTCTGGCATAGGGAACTCTTTTATCTTGAACAAGATCAAGAGCGACCACTCCCCTTGCTTGTGAAAGGAGGAGTCCCTGATGGGTTCGTGAAAGTCAGTAAGCAGCGTGTCAGTCCTGAGATGGCGCGCGAGGGTGAAGATCGTTTTAACGCGGCACTGCTTCACTCTAACTGGAACGAACCAAATGACCTAAAGGAGTTCGATGAAGACGCACAGTTTGTTGCAATCCGTGAGGGTTGTAGCCCCTATGGAATTAACCACTTCAAAGGGATAAAGAAGATCCGTACGATGCTTCGGCTGACGCGGAAAGATTTATGGCGGTGGGTCTTCCTTCGAACGAACCAGTCGGTGTTTGGCCGATGTCGACCGCAAAAAGGGAAGAAGGTGTGGATTTGTGAGGACATGTTGGCAACTATTACGCAACATGTTGAATTTGTCAAAGCCATTTGAACCCCCTGAGCCGTTGTTGCACTCTACGGGGCGCCCCCGTGACAGGGGCGGGCGTGGTAAGGCTTACGTACTAAATTGCAGTGAGTGTCTGGGTGGACCAAAGACCCATTCAGGCGAGTAGGGACGTTGTAGAATGCTTTGTCCCGGCGTAAGTACTGCCTAGTCCTTTGAAGTTGTCCTGACCATCTGTGGGAGGGAACGGATTCCGATAGTGGAGAACGTGGACACACGTGAACTACGTGAGTTTCCGTAGAATCTGCGTTAGGATACCCGGCATCGTAACCGAGAGAAAAGGGGGGGGAGAATGGTTTTCTAGATTTGCTAAATCTAGGCGTGGAGGTGGTCCTCCGCAACAGGGTGTTCTCATCATGGTTCGATTCCATGATGTCCTGTGGATCATGACGTAAGTGCGACATCTGCGCCTCCGAAAGAGGTTAGCGGTGCGTCATCCGGGTTGGAACCCCGGAGCTTAT